AAAATTTAGAAATTACAAAGCTACACAATCAGGTAATTTGTTTGCTGACTGGATTAGTGGGTCATCGAATGCTGATAGCAATATCAGATTCAATCTCAGAAAGATAAGGGATAGATGTCGTGAACAAGCTAGAAACAATGATTACGCAAAAAGATATTTACAATTACTAGTTACGAATGTGGTTGGGCAAAATGGCATTAGACTACAATCAAAAGCACGCAACGCTGACAATAGTTTAGATATTATCGGCAACAATGTGCTAGAAAGAGAGTGGGCTAAGTGGGGCAAAAGAGGAAATTGTACCATCGATGGCAAACTGTCATTCTTAGATGCCCAAAAATTATTCATCGAAACTTTAGCACGTGATGGCGAAGTCTTAGTCAGACATATCACATCCAACAATCCTAATGACCCTTATCGCATCCAATTTTTAGATGCTGATTATCTTGATGAAGAAGAAAACAAAGTGATGAACAATGGTCAAGAAATTATCATGGGTGTCAAACTAGACAAGTACAAAAAACCAATCAGTTACTATCTTTTCAAAGAACATCCACATAACAAACAATTTGGTCGACACGATAGAACACATATTGAAGTGCCAGCCGAAGATATCATTCATGCGTATCAGCTAGACAGACCAGAACAAACCAGAGGTCTACCATTTATGACGACAGCACTAAACAGATTAAAAATGCTCGATGGTTATGAAGAAGCAGAGCTTGTTGCAGCACGTGTTGGGGCATCCAAAATGGGTTTTTTTACTTCACCTGCTGGTGATGGATACACAGGCGAAGATACCGATGATGATTACACACCAGTGATGAACGCTGAAGCAGGGACATTTGAACAACTGCCAGATGGCATGGGCTTTCAATCATTTGACCCACAACATCCGACATCAGGTTTCGATTCTTTCCATAAATCAGTATTAAGAGGTATAGCATCAGGGCTTGGTGTTTCTTATGTCTCATTAGCTAACAACCTAGAAGGTGTCAATTACTCATCCATCAGACAAGGCACACTAGAAGAACGTGACAACTTTAGAATTTTGCAAAGATTTATGGTTGACCACTTTATTGAGCCAGTCTTTCAAAAGTGGCTACTACAAACTATGTCATTCAAAGATGGTTTCTTATTACCACCAGATAAATACAACAAATTCGCTGATAATGTAGAATTTAATCCTAGAAGTTGGGGTTGGATTGACCCTGTTAAGGAAGTCAAAGCCAATGTCGATGGACTTAACGCAGGTGTTGTGACTATGCAGGACATACAAGCTAATTATGGTCGTGATGTTGAAGAATTATTTGAGCAACATCAAAGAGAAGAAGAATTAGCCAAACAATACGACATTAAGACAGCATATCAGCCATTCGGTGCTGCAAAAATGCCAATCGATGCTGAAATACAAAGCGATGGGGATGAGGATGAGCAAGGGCAGTAAACAACGTCCTAGTTCTATAAAAAAAGAACAATTTAATCAAAATTGGGACAAAATATTCGGTAAAAAGAAGAAAAATGGCAAGTTATAAACCAACAGCAGGCATGAAAACCGAAGCTCAGAAGGGCTTAGACTGGCGAAGAGAACATGGCAGAGGTGGTACAGCAGTCGGTATCGCCAGAGCTAGAGACATTGTGAGTGGTAAAAACCTATCTGAATCGACTGTCAAAAGAATGTATAGCTTCTTCTCACGTCATGAAGTCGACAAACAAGGCGAAGGATTTACACCTGATGAAGATGGTTTTCCGTCCAATGGTCGTATTGCATGGGCATTATGGGGTGGTGATGCAGGTTTTAGGTGGTCAAAAACGATTGTAGATAGACTTAAGAAAGAAGATGATGGTAGAATGGCAGAAGATATGGACAATAAAGTAGAAAGACATATTAAAGATGTACGTGAAACAGAAGATTCATACATTATAGAATTTGGTAAATCTATGCCAGAAGAAAATGATGAAGCAAGACCTTATCACGATGACGAAGAAGAAAGAGCTGCTCCTGATGCGTTAAAAGTCGGTGACTTTGTATCTTGGAATACAGCAGGTGGTCGTGCTAGAGGTAAGATTGAAAGAATAGAACGTGATGGCACTATTGATATTCCTGATAGCGATTTTACAGTCACAGGTTCAGAAGATGACCCTGCTGCATTGATTCGTGTCTATCGTGGTGGCGAAGAAAGCGATACTTTAGTTGGTCATAAGTTTTCAACACTAACCAAGATTGACCCAATCAGAATGGAACACGAAGATGAAGAAAGAAGTCTAGATAAAGAAGAGATTGACCAAATTGCAGAAGAAGAATATGTTGCACAGGGAAATGAAGATGTGTTGCGATTCTACGCAGAAGAAAATCTACAAAGAGCTTTCCAATTTGACAGAAGTAAAATAGACGAAGAAAACAGAACAATAATGATTGGTGTCTCAAGCGAAGAACCTGTCGAAAGAAGATTCGGCATGGAAGTGTTGGGACACAACGAAGATGAAATCGATATGGCTTTCATGTCACAAGGCAGAAGCCCATTACTACTCGACCACGATGCGACCAAACAAATCGGTGTAGTCGAAGAGTTTGGTATCGATAGTGAAAACAAAAGAACAGTAGCTAAAGTACGCTTCTCTAAAAATCAAATGGCTGATGAAGTCTATAGAGATGTACTTGATGGCATACGACAAAACATATCTGTTGGCTACCAAGTCAATAGTATGGAAAAAGAAGATGAAGAGAGAGATGGTGTACCCATCTATAGAGTCAATTCTTGGAGTCCTCTTGAAATTAGTGCTGTTTCAATTCCAGCAGACCAAAGCAGGTTAGTCGGCTTTGCTAGGTCACACGAAAAGAAACCACAAATTAAGATTAACCCAAATTCTAACAAGGAAAGAAAAATGGAAAACGTAGAAAATACAACTCCAGAAGTGAACCTTGAAGATATGAAGAGAGACTTTGCTAAAGAAGCAAAAGCTATTATTGACTTAGGTGTACAACACAATAAGAGAGATTTAGCTAATGAAGCTATAGCAAACGGAGCTACTCTTGCACAATTCAGAGGAACACTACTAGAGACAATCGCAAACGATAAGCCACTTGATTTACCATCAAATGTGGATATGAATGAAACTGAGCAAAGAAGCTACAGCCTACTTAAAGCTGTATCTGAAGCTGCTCAAGGCAAACTATCAGGACTAGAAAAAGAAGTTTCTGATGAAATTGCATCAAGAACTGGTAAGGAAGCAAGAGGTTTCTACATGCCAACCAATATTGGTTTCAGAGCTAATCAAGTTGTTGAAACAAATAATGTTGGTGGATTCTTAAAGCCTACAGACCATCTTGGTGATGAGTTCATCGAAGCTCTTAAAGCAAAATTAGTTGTTGGACAAGCAGGTGCTAGAATTCTGCAAGGCTTGAAAGGCGATGTTGCTATTCCAAAAATGTCAGCTGAAACATCAAACGTATCATTCGTTGGTGAAGATTCAGCTCCATCAGAAGGTAATGCAACTTTCGCACAAGTCACCATGTCTCCTAAGACATTGGCTGCACAGCTTGATATTTCAAGAAAACTTATGCTTCAGTCAGACCCTTCAATCGAAGCTGTACTAAGAAATGATGTTATCGCATCTTTCGCAAGAAAGATTGACGAAGTAGCTCTTGAAGGAGGGGGCAGCAATGAACCAAGTGGTGTTATAGCTTCTTCAACAGGTAATGTAGTTGCTATTGGTGACAATGGTGGTGCTATATCATTCCAAGATGTTGTTGACATGATAGAAGCTGTTGAAAGCGATAATGCTATTTTGAATGATGGTTCAGTTGCATTTGTTGGTAACCCTAAAGTTACAGCAAACCTAAGAACATTATCAAAAGCAGGAACAGAAGCACAATTTGTTCTTGGTGATGATGGTAAAATCATAGGTTATGACTATCTATCAAGCACATTAGTACCAAGTGACCTTACAAAAGGTACAGGTACAGCTTTATCTGCTTTAATCTTTGGTGACTTCTCACAACTTCTACTTGGATTCTATTCAGGTGTTGATGTGATTGTTGACCCATACACAGGTTCAAACGCAGGTACAACAAGATTAGCTTTCTTCCAAGACTTTGACGTAGCTCTAAGACATGATGATAGCTTCTCCGTATGTAAAGATATTGTTACTTAATAGTATTTTTATCTAAATTTAGGGCTACTTCGGTAGCCCTTTTTTTATTTATAATAAAATCTATGGATAATAAGAAAGTAAAATTCGCATTTAACCAAACTGCTCACTATAAGGGCAAAAGATATCAATCTGGTGACTTAGTAGAAATGCCAGTTGAAGATGCTGACAAGTTAAAAAATTTAAACTTGGGCAATGTAGATAAACCTAAAGCAAGCAAAAAGAATAAGGAGAAAGCATGAAAGCAATAGCAACAAGAACAGTCTATTACGATTCAAACAAATACGAAGCTGGTGATGTTATAGAGTGTAGCGAAAGAGACTTCGATAAGATTCTACAACCTTTAGGCTGTGAAGCATACGAAGAACCAAAGAGCAAAACAAGCAAAACCGATAGAGCAGTAAAAGAAGTAACTGAAAGAGCAGACTATTAATGGCACTAGAAACAGCACAAGATTTACTCAATTTCTTTGACACCGAAACACATGGTGTCACAGCTAGTATTTCTATTGATGGGACAAGCTCGAATATCTCAGTCATACTAAATAATGAATATTTCGCTATTGCAGGTGAATCTGTTGATATCGATGGCACACAACCAGTGGTCACTTGTCGCAGCTCGGATGTTACAGGTGTAGATACTGCTGACACTATTACTATTAATAGTGCAACTTACAACATCGTCAACATACAACCAGATGGCACAGGAGTAACTGTTTTAATCTTACAAGACCAATGATTCTATACAGCGAAAATCAATTAGATGAAGCGTGGCAGTACGACTGTAAACAACGCAGTGCTAAAGATACAAATTGGATTGCACGCAGTATTTACGAAAATCTTTTTGTGCATTACCTAGAAAATATCGTAAATGGTGAAGAATTAATTAATTTAGATATTTACATACCACAACATATGTTAGATTCTATTGATGCAGTTATAGATTTAGAAACAGGATATACCGATGATTGAAAAAGTAGTTGATTCAGTAACAAATGTAGTTAGTAAATTAGTACCAGATAAAGATTTACAAGCAAAATTAGAACATGAACTTAAAACAGAATTACGCAAAGCAAACATGGCTCAGCTTGAAGTCAATAAAATTGAAGCAGCCCATAAGTCTTTATTTGTCGCAGGTTGGCGACCTTTTGTTGGTTGGGTCTGTGCTTTCGCTTTGGCATATCACTTTATTTTTCAACCAATCATGGTATTTGCCATATCTCTTTATGGGCTTGCAATTACACTACCAGAATTTGATATGGGTTCTTTAATGACTGTACTAATGGGTATGCTTGGTTTAGGTGGTCTTAGAACCTTTGAGAAAGTAAAAAAAGTAAACAGAGATAAGTAATGCCCAAGAAAACCAAACTACAGTTTAGCAAAGGACACGAACCCACAGCAGGAGTCAATGGCAAAAAAACCTCACAAGGTCGCAGGAACTTTGGCAGTTCAACTTTAAATAAACACAAAAGAAGAAACTATAAAAAGTACAGAGGACAAGGTAAATAGTTTAGAATGTTGTAATGGCACATTATCGACAACAGATTAGAGAACGCATAGTTACCACCCTGACAGGACTACCAGTAACAGGCTCTAATGTGTTTGATTCACGTGTCTATACTATAGAAGAAAGTAAATTGCCTTGTTTGTGTGTTTACACTACTTCAGAAACATCTAGCCCCATAACAATGAATCCACCACGAACTGTGGAAAAACTGCTTGAAGTGAAAGTTGAGATATATTGCAAATCCACCCAATATGCCACAGATTTAGAAGAAATAGCTAAAAATGTGAAAGAAGCCATGTATGGCGACAGATTAATTAACAATTTAGCTAAAGACAGCTACTTAACTGGCGAAGAAATTAATTATAATGGTGAAGGTGATGCTAATGTTTCGACAGCCACATTGACATTTGAAGTGCATTATCATCACGAAGAAGGAGTATTAGACTAATGGCACTAGTGATTGCAGACAGAATAAAAGAAACCTCAACCAGCACTGGAACTGGTAGCATAACCTTAAATGGTTCAGAAACAGGCTTTAAACGCTTCACAGATGCTTTATCAACAGGCGATACAACTTATTACACCATAGTTCTCAGTCAAGGCACAGAGTTTGAAGTTGGTATAGGGACATTCACAGCACCCAATCAATTATCAAGAGATACAGTGCTTAGTAGTTCTAATTCAGGCAGCTTGGTTGATTTCTCAGCAGGCAATAAAACAGTATTTATTGTCCAACCAGCTAGCAAAGCTGTCACTCAAGATGCTAGTGGCAATATCTTTAATTTAGATACCGATAATTTATCAGAAGGGTCAAGCAATCTATATTTCACCAATGAACGTGTTGATGACAGGGTAGCGAATCTCTTAACAGCAGGTGCTAACGTCACTTTAACTTATGACGATGCAGCTAATACTTTAACCATTGCAGCTACCGAAGATGATTTATCCAACAACGATACTGACGATTTAGCCGAAGGGACAACCAATCTTTACTACACAAACGAAAGAGTTGACGATAGGGTTGCAAGTTTAATTCAAAATGGGACAGGTATCTCATGGTCGTATGACGATGCGAGTGGCACATTAACACCAACAATAAGTTTAGCTCCATTTAGCACCAGTGATTTAGCAGAAGGTACTAATCTTTATTACACCACAGCAAGATTCGATTCTGCTTTTAGTGGCAAATCAACTTCTGATTTAACAGAAGGCACTAACTTGTATTACACCGATGCTCGAGCTAGAGCAGCAATTTCAGTGTCAGGCAATGCTATTTCATACAACTCAACGACAGGGGTTATTACTGCTAACTTCGAAGAATCCCCAACCTTTACAGGCGATGTCGTTATCTCAGGCAACCTCACAGTCAATGGTACAACTACCACAATAGATACCACCAATCTAAATGTCGAAGACAACAATATCACGCTTAATTACTCTACAGGCGATTCTTCAGCAAGTGCCAATGGTGCAGGTATCACTATTCAAGATGCTGTTGATGCTTCTACTGATGCTTCATTAACTTGGAACGCTACTAATGATGTTTTTGAATTTTCGCATGGTCTTGACTTTGGCGACAACGAAAAGATTAGATTTGGTGCTAGTCAAGATTTAGAAATCTATCATAATGCTACTAACAGCAACATCACAAATATTACTGGTGATTTGTTCATTAGTAATGCTGCTGATGATAAAGACATCATTTTCAGGTGTGATAATGGGTCTGGTGGCTTGTCTTATTATATTACACTTGATGGGTCTGAGGTTGTAACTAAATTCTCAGAAAACACTAAACATACAGACAATACAATTGCTTACTTTGGAGAGGGTAATGACCTACAAATCTACCACGATGGTAGCCATAGTTATATTAAAGATACAGGTTCAGGAAACCTTGTATTTGATACCAATGGCAATGGAATGTTTTTTAAACATGGTGATGAAACACTTTTTGAAGCCTATGCTAATGGTGCAGTAAACCTTCGCCACAACAACGCACAAAAACTAGCCACCACCTCATCAGGTATAGATGTTACTGGTTCAGTTACAGCTACAGACGATTTTATTGGTGATACCTTTGGAACTTCAACTAACAAGATAACTTGGTCAATAGATAATACTGCAAGAATTTTTGCAGGTGGTTTAGAAAGGGTAAGAATTAGTGGAACAGATGGACTGGATTTAAAAACTGGTAATTACAAAGTAAATGGCACAAATGTCATTTTGAGCAGTAGAGAGATAAGAAATGTAACTGCTCTGAAGATGAATGACAACAATAAAATTCAATTAGGTACTAGCCAAGATTTTGAGATATTCCACAACGCAACTAACAATATTCTTAATGGTGTAAATGGGGATATAGTCTTTGCCTTAGGAGGTTCTGAAAAAGCTAGATTGACTTCAACAGGTCTTGGCATAGGAACTACTTCGCCAAATGGTAAGTTGGATGTTTCTACAGCCCAAGTTACAACAAATCAATTTACATCACCTCATTTAAGATTAAGAGCAGCAAGCACTACAGATAACACAGGCTTTACTGGTATCGCCTACTCTTCATCAGTATTAGATAGTTATGGTTGGACTGTTGGTGCATTAAGAGCTACATCAGGAAACAATGCAAGTTTTGTTTTTAATGTCCACAACAATAGTGCTAGTGGTTCAGAAAAAATGCGTATTGATGGTGGTACAGGTAGAGTTGGTATCGGCACTAGTTCGCCTTCTGCAAATTTACATATTCTTGGCAGTGGAGCAGATATTTTAAATGAAAGTTCAAGTGCTGGTGCTGCTAGATATATATTAAAAACTGCTAACCAAGAATGGCGAATAGGCACACATGCCGCACAAAGCAATAATTTATGGTTTTACAATGTAGATAATGCTGCCTATAGAATGTCATTAACTCCAGCAGGCAACCTCGGTATCGGAACTACTTCGCCTTCAGCACCATTACATATTTCAAATTCAACAGATGAGTTATTGAGATTAACTTCAACAGGTGCTAATTCTGAAATAAGATTTAAACCAAACACCAGCACTTACGATGTCAGAATAGGAGCCACAGCATCAAGTGGTCAATCAAGTTTTTATATAGAAACAGCGGGTAGTGAAAAAGTTAGGGTCACTAACGCTGGCAATGTCGGTATAGGAACTACTTCGCCAAGTGAGAAGCTACATATTGATGGTGGGGATATTGTAATCAATGGTAGTACTAGAAACCAACAATTAATTATAAAAAGAACTGAATCTGGTTCTCCATCTGATGCTTATGAATGGCAATTATTTGGTGGCTCAAGTGGTGCTAGTCAATACTTTGCTATTAAAGATAACAAAACAGGCACACCAGCTGAACGTATGCGAATAAACGCATTAGGCAGAGTCGGTATAGGAACTAGTTCGCCAGCAAAAG